AGGTGTCTTTCCACCAATAAAGTAAATATTCCATGCCCTATTCTACCATAGTTTTAGTTGTTTGTCAAGTCATCCTTTAGCCAGCTAAGACAGCCTTCTTGCTTAGTAGGGTCATCACCTTTGCACTTGTCGTTGGCGGTGTAGTCGGGCCGACACTCGATAAATGGATATGTGCCGCATACTCCGTTGCGAACTGTGTCCCAAGAACTAAAGGCTCTGTTCCAATGAGACCTCCCAGAACGATACCATAAGGTAGTCCCGCCTGAATGTTCGTTGTGAGTCCACCTTGTATTGACATTATCCCACCAGCTTTCAAACTCATTAGCGCCCCTGAAATCAGATTGGTCGCCAGTCCTGACTTCATGTCTATGAGTCCCGCAGCCTGCATTGAAATCCCAAGAGGCGCGGTCAATGGGTTCAACTGAATATGAACAACTCCACTTGGGTCACTGGGCATAAATGGCGGTGACGGAACTGGTGCTGCTTTCACCATCAAGCTAATATTTCCTAGCTTTGGGTTACCAGTATTCACCTTCATCTCAATGTTCCCTTGCATGACCTCTATCTCTTTACCACACCAATCCGTGCCGGGCACCTTGTAGTTACCCAGAAACTCGTTGGTGTAAAACTCTTTACTACACGCAGCATTCACATTCCACTGACCTTTTGGGGCCATCATCATATTACCTGTTGATTTGAAAGAGCTTGAAGACATTGAGTTGAACTCCATAGTTCCTGCGTTTGTTTTCAAATCTCCTTTGACATCCACATTCATTTTAGCAGCCGTGTCAGTTCGTTCCGCGGAAGTAACATACATATTTCCAGATTTCCCGCCCTTACCCGCGGACAACTCAAGGTCTCGGCCAGGCTCGGTAGCTACTCCGCCTGGGGCCTTTAGAACTATCTGACCTGTATCACTTTGCATCACCATGTCACCCGCTGACCTCATTACCAATGACCCAGCGAGAACATTTACACGGAACCCAGAGTCAGCGGAAATAGCTGTCAGTCCTTTGGAGCCCATGTGAAGGTTCCCCATTACGGAATGATAATAGGAAGTCATTGTCCTATCACTTCTAGCTCCGTCTGGATGAAAATGAATATGTGAGGTAGTTCTATGTTGAATAAGAACACGCTCTGCGTCTAGTGTATCATCCATTTCAAATAGATGACCTGACTCAGTTTCTTTTGCGTGGTTGAATGGATACCTAGCTGCGAAAGGGTCTGCTGGTTCACTCCATTCTAATGGTACTCCTGCACCACCTGAATCGAAAGAGGACTTAGCAATAGTCCATCCTTTAGCCTGAGTAGCCGTTTCCTTTCTCAGTCTAGCTGGAGAAGCAGCGGGAGAAATGTCTTTAGCTTCATTCGCACTCTCGTCCTGTATCCACTTGTGTCCACCTAATGGATGGTCTGACCCTAGAGCAGTAAGTGGAATCGTAGGTCGACCAAAAAAGTGTAACGATGGATAAGGTGAAGGTTGAAGTGGCGTGACCTTAGCGATAGCAGATTTTGTAACATTGATTCCAGAAGGGTCTAATTTCGTCTGAGCTGGAATAGATGTTACGGCTTTTGGTTTTTGTGGATACCCTGTATTCGGGTCTCCTTTGGAGCTACTTCTTGCTAACGGAGCTGTGGCGTCGCCAGTCATTTCATATACGGCTGTGCGATTAGTCCAACGATTGTCGGTAAAAGCTTGTCTTCTCTTAGAGCCGGGCACTTCTGGAATGCCTGGAATAGTTCCCATGAAGATAGGTTCTTGCATATCTTCACCATCGCGAAAGAAACCCATGACCCAAGTTCCTTCTACTGGACCTGTGGGTGACTCACCAACTCCTGTTTGGGAAGCCGATGTCACAGGTGACATCGGCAGAGCCCAAGGGAGTGTATCAGTGGGTTGTTCATTTATATCATGCGAGTGGTAACCAAAGCACCTCACCTTACACCTACCAAGGCGTAGGGGGTCCATTCGGTCTTCCACTACTCCAATAAACCACTTGAAATTATCGTACATTTATTTCTTCATTGAAGATGTCATCATTTGACCAGACATTCTAGCAGTATCACCTTGCATCTCATATATTGAGTGTTCCAGAGATTGCATTGTCTGTTCAACTTTGATTGCATTTATTTTGTGCATCTCTGTAGCTTGAGATTGCATTTTCTTTATAGTTTGATGTTGGTCAAAACAAAGGTAGGCAAAAAAACCTAAACATAATCCTGCAATACCATGTGTTTGAAGTACACCAATTAAGGCGTCTATCATTGTTCTCCTAAGATGACGAGGGCCCCACTTCAGGTGGAACATTCTCGTGAAAAGATGTTTGTTTATAGGTTTCCTCATCTAAGGGGTCTAAGCTTGCATTTTGAGCTGATACTCTCTTTGGTTGTTGAGTAGAAACGCCACCCGCAACTGGTTTCCCAGTGTACTTGTCTACGTTCTCTGTATCACCCTGTGACAAATTCAATGCATCATCTATATTCTGTAATAACGATTCTTTAACCAATTTCACTCTCAATTTCCATAGACCACCTAGCAAGAGGTGTTCCATTCCAGTAATGAGATACTTCCCACTTGTCAATCCATTGAGTGAGCTGTCTTGTGTCCCAGCCCTTGAGGGAATAAAGACATAACATAGTGACCCTGTTTCATACTCTGCATTGTATGGAACCATTGCCTCTAGTTGCAGTTGTTGTATCTGCTCCAACTGCGAAGTTCTATGCATACGTGAAAAACCTTCCCCAGACTGATAATTAACAGCTCTATCATCTCCGCTCCCTGAAACTGCGGCGACGGAAACAACTGGAAACTTACCTTGTTTCGTAGTTTGATCTGCGTCTGGATTTAAGAAGGAAACGGAAGAGTTAAGAGTATTAGTCTTGTATGCATGTCCGTTTGTTTTTCCTTGTTGGTCGTAGAAATAATCATAGTTCAAAACAGACTGATGAATGAAGTCCAGCCCTACAACTCGATTGGCTATCATTCCTTTTTCTAATTTATCTGCTGAATTAAACATTTGGGGCCAGAAATGTTCGTCTGGAACATTTTGGTCATACGCTTGTGTGGTTCCGCCCACACCACCACCAATATTAGCAGGGACTAAATGTATCTGTGGCATTGCCGCCTGTGATTCAGTCTCTTGTAATTCGTTTGTCCTCTGTAAAATAGTTTCCAACGACTTAAAGTGAAGTCCATGCATTGACTCCCAAAAGAAGTACAAAGCACCTGTGGTCCCCTTTATCGATGAAACTGATTTAGATGCTAACCATTCTAAAGTCTGAATAGGTTCCCAGCCTGGACAACAGAAATTATAACTGCCCTTCGTTCTTTCAATATCTAATCTTTTTTCATATCCTTTAAACTTTTTCGATAGTGGTCTAGCTATCCATTTATCATACACATCTTTTGCTATCTCAGAATACTCTGTAGTGTTCCATCCACCATAGACTTTAACCTTCTTTGACTGGAAATACTCAGGCGAGCAAGCCTTAATCGTGTAAGTCTGTGCTGTGGGTTTGTGGTCCTTCATCGCCGTAACGGAAGTGACATAAAAGATTTTCCGAAAAGACCTATTCCCATCACGCACACCTTCTGCATCAACCCAAGTAAAGAAAATCATTTCCTCACCTAAGAACGGAACCTGTTCGTGTAGAGCTGTTGTATCCTCTACGATAATATCTAATGTCAAATAAGGCTGATAGATAGACTCATGCATGAACAAAGATTGAACATGGTTCGCCAAGTCAATCTGGTTCTTCTGCTGAAAGTCTACCATCACGAGTTCTTTTATCTCGTACGCCCCTCTTACTGGACCTTTGGTAGCCATTACTTAAATATCTTTCCTAACTCAACTAGAAGTTTAGGCAGAAACGCCTCTTGTGGTAAAATGATTTCCCTTTTACCTTCATTAAAATCTGTCTCGTATTCAAATTTTGTAACGACACGTGAAGGGCCGGGACTTTGAGTCTGGTCTTTCAATATCACGTGTTTCGATTGGTCTATTTTATTTCCTCTGGAATCCCTGTATTCGTGTACTGTATCTTCCGCCCCTGCGACAGAGCCATATCTATCCACCATTCTTTTCGTCAACTGATGCTGAGATAAAGGCCAGTCTTGATATGGATTAAAAATATTATTCACGAATAGTATCACCCAGACATATTTCACATCTCCATAAGTATTGTAAGAAGTGACATCTGGACGCTCTCCGTCTGGAATGTAATAGGGCATGAACTGCCTAACCATATCCACCTTGGAACCACGGAACTTAGCTACACGAGTAAGGTCAGGAACAAGCTGGAACTTTCCAGTCTTGTCGATGTCGAACTGGACCTTTTTAAAGTTTTTAAAATAGCCAGTATCAGACATTAGTATCCTTCCATAACATCTTGTTGTGTCAACTTAACAGTCTCTTGAAATGAAATATTCAAGCTGACAGCCGATGGTTGTCCATCCTTGAAAAAGGTCGGCATCATACCACCTGTTCCACCAAAGTCAACATCAACTGACTTGAGGACACAGGTCTTAAATCTTTGTACAACTTTATATCCACCTGAACCACCAGCGTGTACATTATTTCTAGATGGTGATTTGGCCTCGCTTGCTCCTTCATCAAAGATAAAAATCTCTGGGACAACTATGTAAGGTATTTTCCATATCCCTTTGAAAGAGTCTGTTCCACCAAGACCAGTCATGCCAGGCAGGACTCCTAATTTAAAAATACGACAAATATCTTGAATATCTTTCGCTTCTTCTGCATTATCTGGCATCATTATCCAAGAAGCTGAGAATGACCTGAACTCTGGACCACTGTAGATAAGAAAGGTATATGGGTTCTTAACAGTCTTTGTAGCTCTTTGAAGAACCCCTGACAGTCCCGCGGGTAAGGGTGCGGCAAGGTTAGCCAGTGTGGCTAGAGTATTTGTTGCGTTTTTCCCTGTTTGTCCAGGGTCCCCAGCTTTTTGACTGGACATAACATTCTTTACTGAACCTAGAAGTGAGGTTAATGCTCCCATACCTGAACCACCCGCCGCAACATTTGACTCTGCCGCTGCTTGAAGAGCAACTCTTGTCGCAGCTGATACATCACCTGTGGAGTATCCTGCTGAATATGTGGATTTCAATGGGTCTTTTGGAACTGGTAGAGCAACTGTATATTTCAAGGTAGAAGCGAAATCATTTGTTAGATTCCCTTGATCCATGAAATAGAACATAATAAAGTTTTTTTCGTTCTTTTCTTTGTTCTTTACATTTGCTGACGCTAAGTATTTTGGCCATTTAACAAATGAACCTCCGCCAGCAGTACCTGCGAATCCTGCCATATAAAAATCTCCTAAGTAGTGTTTACCTTCTATTTAGAATGTCTCTAAATAGGTAAAATGAGTAGAATACAGAAAGGTAAATATAGAGTAAAATGCCGTGAAAAGTACCTTGGGAATAGTAAAGATGTTGTATATCGCTCATCGTGGGAGAGGAAAACCTTTGACTTTTTAGACAAACATCCAAGGGTAAAGTCTTGGGCGAGTGAGGAAATTATGATTCCTTACCAAGGTCCAGATGGAAAACCTCATAGATACTTCCCTGACCTCTATATTGAAATGAGTTCAGGTACAAAAATGCTAGTAGAAATAAAACCAGCAATACAAACTAAACCTCCGAAAACCACGATGAAGGCTAAACATCCACGACGCTTCCTCAAGGAAGTGAAGAGATATGCGGTCAACCATGCAAAATGGACTGCCGCGAAGGCTTGGTGTGAGAATAAAGACTTAGACTTTCACATTTGGACGGAGAAAACTTTAATCAAAACACTAGGGATACAACTACGTGGCTAGACGCGGACCTGTAAACGAGTCATTACTCGATAAATTTAAGAAAGCTCTTCGGACTGGAAGTGCCGCCAACAAACAAAAAGGTGCGGTTGGATGGTTCAAATCAAAGATTCAACAAGGGTTGAAACTTGCGAAAAGAACATATAAAGGGGCAAAAGGAAGTGCGATAGCTGGTATGTCAGGGATGACACCCAAGGAGCTATTGACCCAATATCCTAAATTCAAACTTCAAAACGGACCTAAAATTCAGGTACGTGGCCAAGTATTCTTCTTTCAGTATGACGCAAAATATAAAAGAGAGCTACCGTATTGGGACAGATTTCCTATGGCGATACCATTCGATTTCAAACCCCCTCACTTATACGCGATAAACTTACACTATTTGCCACCCATGGCAAGAGCAAACTTAATGGACGAACTACAAAGTAGGATGAACAACAAGAAGATGGACGAGACAACCTTCATCAAAGCAGACTGGGAGTCCCTCAAAAAGATTGACGAGGTTTTCCCTTGTGTGAAAAAATACCTACTTACCCACATAAAACTTGCAATAAAAATTCCCGCTGATGAATGGGATGTTGCATTATTTCTACCAGTCGCACGATTTCAAAAGAAGACTGAAAAACAAGTCTGGAAAGATTCCATGTCAAGACTAGGAGCTTAATGATAAAACAGATTATAGAAAAATTTTCTGACCTACCAAGAGCTAATAGGTGGTTGGCTTATTTTGAAAATAGTGCAGTCCCAAACCTCAACGAAACTTTGTATTTTTGTCAAAGCGCGGATATCCCAGGCAGGTCAATGATGACCAAAGAAACGTTTGGTCTGACACAACCAGCTTCCTATGCTTATGGGACAACTCTAGGTGACCTCTCTATGCAGTTCCTAGTAAGTGCAGGAACAGATGGAACTAATAGCGGACCTAAAAAAACTTCAACCTATGAAACTTTTTTTGCTTGGATGGACTCAATAGTTTCTATGGGTCAAGCGAACATTAGTTACGCAGATGAGCATGTCTCCGATATCAGATTAAAACTTATTGACCAAGCCGCATTTACACACGGATACTGGAAATCAGGTGGAGGTGGTATTGCTAAAGGAGCGGGAGAGCACGTATCCTTATTAGCTACACGAGCTTGGCCGTCTGCAATAAGTAACCTTAGTTTCACAATGGAAGAAGGAATAATGCAGTTCGGTGTGACTTTTAAAATACATAAACTATTGGAACACAATACAGATATCGCTGGAAATTCTCTAAACCAAACACTTTCAAGAATCGGCACAGAAATAGCTAAATACAAATCTCCTTCTGCAGAAATTCAGAAAGCTCTAGAACAAGCGAACGAAACTGGAAGAGCGGCAGTCGGAGCGTTTGATAAGATATCACAAGCGATCGTAAAGGACGGACAACATAATACTGTTAAGAACCCATAACCATTTAATAAGTGAGTAGATAATGAAATTACCTAAACTTGATGTAAGAATGTTTCAGGTATCCCTTCCGTCCACAGGACAGAAGTTGACCCTAAGACCATTTTTAGTATCTGAAGAAAGAATACTACTGGAAGCGGCGAGGACTGAAGACCAAGCAGAAATCGCTATTGCCATGAAACAAATTGTAAACAACTGTACACAGGAAGAACTCGACCTTGATAAATTACCAACTTTTGATATTGAGTTCCTCTTCCTCCAACTACGAGCCAACTCAGTTGGTGAAGAACAAGAAGTAGGGTTTACCACAGACCCTCATGATTGTGAAGGAGATGGAAAGTCGGTCACAGTAAGTGTCGATGTTAAAAAAGCTAAAGTCACGAATCTAGACACATCGAAAGAGAATACTAGGTTCATGTTGACAGACACTATCGGAATGGAAATGAGATATCCTACACTTGGAGACACAGAAGGTGTTACTGATGTTGAGGATGTTGATACCATGTTCGGCATGGTGAAAAAATGCATCAAACAGATTTACACAGACGGAGGTGACATTTTCGAACCATCCCAGTTAGATGCTGGTGAACTAGACGAGTTTTTAAACTCTATGAACTCTGAACAGTTCTCTAAAGTGAATGAGTTTTTTACGAATGCACCAAAGTTATCTATGGATGTTCCTTACAGATGCCCTGTGTGTAGTAAGTCGTTAAGTAAACGATTAGAGGGGATGGCAAGTTTTTTCTAGTATGCGTGGCTCACGATAGCCTAGAGAATATGTTGAGAACGGATTTCGCTCTCATCAAACATCATGGGTACACGCAGTACGACCTGAACCACATGGTTCCGTTTGTTCGGAAAGTGCATGTTCTATTGTTGATGCAACATCTACAAGAGTTGGAACAGGCACAGAAGGGTGCTGAATCTGGTCAAGGTGCAGGTCAACAATTATTCGGCGGTCATTCAGGTGCCACCGAAGCAGAAGAAATTAGTTCCATTATGTCAGTAGATGACGCACAATGGACAACAGTTCAAAGTAACGAGAATATTACTGAGGAGTAAATATGCCAGAGGCATCAGTTCCAGGCGATAGGCTACCAAAATCTTCCTTTGATGATGTAGTAAAAGAACTACAAGAACAGAAGGACAACTCTGAGAAGTACGCGAACGACGCGACTGAGGTAGCTCTTGACATTCATAAGGAAATTGAACTTCAAGGAACCACCGCTTCCAAAGAGCGTATCTCCATCAATAATATCCTCCAATACCAGACAGAAGTATTCAGTAAAATTGCAGAGTTTTCAGAACTGAATAACAAATCAATACTTGAACAATCGACTTTACTCAATAAGCTTTCTGAAGAAGGCGGAGTCGGCGGTAAAAAGCAAAAAGGTGGACCATCTGAAACAGATTTCTTAGGTTTCCAGATGAAACAATCCACTGACCATCACCAAGAATTAAAAGCAGGACTTCTTACAGTAACGGATAGTGTAAAAGGTATCCACGACTTTCTTGACGCTCAAGCACGAGCGGAAGAAGCAAGACGGAGAGAAGCTGAACGAGAAGGTGCTGGGAAGAAGGGTGGTGGCGACCCGACAGGAATGGATACGAAAAAAGCCGCTAAGTCTGGTGGGTTTTTCGGTGGAATGTTCGCAGCTTTGGGTAGAGGAGCAATAGGTATCTTCAAAGGAATAGTAAAGCTACTCAAGTCAATTGGTCCTCGGTTCGTGGTAGGTATGGCCTCACTTGGTGCAGGTATCGCCGCTTTCTTTGGAGCCTTCGCAGGAGCTAGTGATCTCATCTCAAGGTTCGGTGGAACTGAAGGTGGGTCTATTGCCCCTTTGATGAAAAACTTCTTTGATGCTTTTTCTGGTGTAAAAGACATGGCGGTCATGACATTGATAATCGCTGCTGGTATCAAAATCGGTGGAATGAAAAAAGCCGCTTTGGTCAAAGTTCCACTTGGAATGGCGGCACTTGGTGCGGGTATGGCAGGTTTCTTTGCTGGTATCGCGTTAGCTGATGGTATCGCAGACTGGGCTTCACAGAAAGAGCTTGACGGAACTGCGTTAAAAAAGTTGATGGGAAATTTTCTAGGAGCCTTTGAAGGACTGAAAGGAACTGCGGTTCTGTTCTCACTTCTAGGAGTCGCAGCTGTCGCGGCCTTCGCGACAGGTGACAGTCCAAAAGCTATTCTAGCAATGACATTAAAAATAATGGGTGCGATGACCGCGATGGGAGCTGGTATTGCTGGTTTCTTTGCTGGTGTCGCGTTAGCTGATGCCGTTGGAGAACTGTATGATGGAGATGGTGCGGGTCTGAAGAAAATGGTTACCATCTTCAACGACGCAGTAGGAAGTCTGACAGTAAAATCGATGACTACTATTGGTGCTCTAATAGGAACAGTTGCAGTAATGTCATGGTTGACTAGCGACTCGCCAGCAGCGGCTCTCGCTATGGGTATCAAAATCTTCTCTGGAATGACAGGTATGGGTGCTGGTATCGCGGGTTTCTTCACAGGGATTATGTTGGGAGATTTCGCAGCTAAGTTCGGTGCCGCTTCAGGACTAGACGGTAAAGCCCTCTCAAAACTGATAAATAATTTTACTGGAGCCTTGAACGCCAAGAGTATGGTTATTCTAGGTGGTATTGTCGCCGCAGGTGCGGCTTTAGGAAAGATATTAGGACCAGGCGCACTGATATTGGTTCCAATAGGAATGGGTGCGATTGGTGCTGGTATCGCCGCTTTTACAGTAGGTATTCTATTAGCTGATGGTGTCGCTACCTTGGGTAAGAAGTTCTTTGAGTTGGACGGTACAGGACTTAAAAATCTGTTGACCAATATAGGTGACGCTTTTGAAGGGTTCGGTGAAAAGAAAATGGCGGCATTTATCGCTCTCGCCGCTATCCCAGGCTTAGGACCTTCATTCGCATTAGGGTTTGGAGCTATCGGTGCAGGTATCGCAGCTTTTACAACTGGACTATTACTCGCGGACGGAATGACGAGCATACTTGGAGGTGATGACCCAGGCGCAGATTTGAAGAAACTCTTCCATAATATGGGCGACGCTCTGGGAGGATTCCTAACGAACATCATCAAACCTCTAGAAAAGATAGACGCTGATAGACTTTCAAAAGTAGGCGCCGCTGTTTCTGGTATTGGTGTAGGTCTCGCAGCTTTCGCTGGTGGTGGAGCACTTAAAGCCACTGCTGATATGGTCGGTAAAGCTGGTGAAAAGTTAGGTGCCGCATACGACTGGGCAACATCTTGGTGGAGTGGTGGCAAAGATAAGGATGGTCAAAAGAAAGACATGGGTCTTGGACCTTTACAGTTTTTCGCTGATATTAGTCACAGTGATGCATTCAACTTACCACAACTGGATAGACTAGGAGAAGCGTTACAAGCTTTCGGAGAAGGGTTTAACTCTTTTCAGTCCAGTAACATGGGAGCAATATTCGGTTCTATGAAAGAGGCCAAATCTTCTATCGGTGGACTGGGACGGATAATGGTCAAATTATCGGACAGAAAAATTAATCCTGCGAGGATGTATAAGAACCTCGCCGCTTTCGCCGCAGGTATGAAAGAGGTAGGAAGTGCGATGGGTAACTTTTCCGTGACCGTTCAAAAAGACTCTGGGTTTGTGGAAGGAATGACGAACATGGCAAAGTCGGCAAAAGATGGAATGGCGACGATAGCAGATGGAGCGAAAAAGACCTTAAGTCCCGCCCTAGAAAAGGCCCAAAAAGAATCTGATAAAATGATACAGTCCTTTTCAAAAGAGACAAAGAAAAGAAGTGGCCTTGAGGAAGCACGAGCACGAGCAAAGAAGGCAGGGGGTGATTTGACTGAGAGGGATGGCAAACCTGTAGCACAAGATACTACTGGTGAGAAAATAGATGTAGACACCTCTAAGATGACTTCAGCTTTAGAAACGTTGATCGTGAATAAAACTGACCCCACCCAAGGGTTAATGGTTGAAGCAATAGTAGTCGCAGCACAAGCCCAGATAGCCGCGATTACAGCCCTACCACCTCAAATAGGAGGTGAACTAGGACCAGGCTTTGCAGCTATCGCGGCCGGTCAAGATACAGAAAACTAATTCTGTGCAGCTAACTTCTTGAAATAATCCAAGTCTAACTGACTCGCCTCTTCAGGCGAAATAGCTTCCTTTGTAGGAATATCCTGTTCAGGAGCAGCAGTCTCCGTAGGAGATGCTGTAGTTGTTGGTGGAGTGAAATCCTCAACCTCTTCATCCAATGCAGAAGCAGTTCCAAGATTCGCGTCTTCAATACCCAAGACACGGTGTAACTTCTCCTCAAGTTCCTTATAGGTCTTGAACTCATTGGGGTCTGTAAAAGGTTTCAAAGAATGTTCGGACTTCCATGTCTCTTCCAACTTGGTGTCTTCACCATCGAATAGAACAGACTGAGTGTCGAACTCACTCTTGTCGTAATTCCTGTAACCATCCAGATTCCGAATCTTCAAACGGAAGTCTGCACCTTTCCAGAAATC